AGTAATGTGTCTTGCAGCTTGTTGTGCAAGTGATTCGTTCTGTCTTTTAAGAACTGCAACAACTTGTTTGTGGTCAGATAACCCTTTTTTGATTTTCTCAATAGCAGAAACTGCACCACTCATGTTACCACCAGCATATCTTTTGTCAGATGCAATACCAATTGCCATCTTGATTTCTTTTGCTGAATAACCTTCGTCAAGTTCAAGTTCTTCTTTCTTGATTGCTTTAGAAACTGCTTTACGTCTTTTGTGCAAGAACTTATCAGAATCATCAACATCACCATCATTGTCGATATCTTTGTCTTTACGGTCAGCAAACTTCTTCTTTACTGCTTTAGGTTGAACTGCGTCCATACCATCACCGTCATCAGACTTATCGTTCTTATTAGTTTCAGTTGCTAATGCTTCCTCAACATCATATTCTTTACCACCGATAGTAAAGGTTTTTTCACCTTTTTCTTTTGCCATCTTTGCAGCGTGAATATAGTTATTTTCTTTTTGTTCTTTTTCTTTTTTAGAGATTGCGATTGCAGCTTGCTGAGCAGGAGACATTGCCTCTAACACAGCACTCTCTAAACTACCTTCTTTAGTTTTAAGATACTTGGACATTATTATTTCTCCTGTGCGTTTAGTTTATTAATTGTTTCAGTTGCTTTTGCAATCTGTAATTGTAGTTGAGCGATACGAGTTTTCTTCTTATCATCTCTTCCTTGTTCGACAGATTTAACTCCATCAGACTTTTGTGGTTCTTCTTCTTCTTTGAAGATGCCTTTGCGTTTCGCATCACCGATGATTTTTGTCATCTGGTCTTTTGACATACGCTTATACTTTGGCATAGACATTAAGTAATCAAATGCATTGTGGGATTTCTTACCACTTTGCGACATATACTTTTCATAGTCTTTAATGAGACTTTTGTTTTCAGAAACTTCTTCTTCAGTAACAACCTCTTCCTTATACATGTTCAACTCGTAGTTTTTACCAGTGTTGTAAACCTGTACTTGGATACCCTTCTTACCACCTTTTGCTTGTAGTCTGTAAGAATTAGTTTTACCTGTCTTTGGTTTTGCAGGCCCTGTCGCAACTTTATCATCAATCTCTTTAGGGTCAACTTCGATACCAAATTTCTTCTTTGCAAAAGCATATGCATGTTGCATTGCAGATGAAAAGTCTTTGTGGTATAGTTCGTAACCTGTAGATGATTTTGCTTCGTCTAAGTCAGTCTCATCCATTAATGCTTGGATTGTTTTAACATCAAGTTTCATCTTCTTAGCAATATCTTGTGCAGACATTCCTTTTGAGATGTAACCATGCAAGTCCTTCATTTTACCTTCATCAAGTTCTTCTTTGATATCATCAATAGATGCACCCATATCACCGATAGCAAATGTTACTTTACCATCTCTTTTGTATAGGAACTTCTTAACTGATTTTTCATTACCTTTAGTAACAAGAGTAACCTTTTCTACTTTACCTTTGTTTACTGTATTCTTTGACTTAACAATGTAATCTACAAAGTCTTTACCTTTACTGATTGTAGAACTAGTCTTGAGTTTGATTGTTTGCCCCTTTTTAAGTTTGTCGAATATTTTATTCAACTTAGGGTCATCCATCTTCATCTCATCGATTTCAATTTCTTCTACTTCAAAACCCTCAAGGAAAACTTCTTCTCCCATTCTAAGTTGTTTTGAGACCATCTTTGCAGTATTAAGCATATCACGATATGACTTAGAAATCATCTGAACAAACTGTTCTTTATCTCTAGGTTTCTGAATCATGTCATGTGCCTTTAACAACAGTTCAACAAACTTAGAATCAACCTTCTGTTTCTTTCCATCTTGGAATTCAATAGAGAAGTTGCCTCTAGTGTCTTTTGATTTACGCAATTGCATAATCATATTTTTCTTTGCAAGGTCTTGATCTTTATCCGTTGCTTTCATGTCATCTCTGTCAGCAGGGTCGATTCCTCTTCTCCCACCAGCACCGTGACGCATTGCGTCCCTACGAGCAGATGCTTCAGCAATTTCTTCTGGTGTTACCTTACGAACTTCTGCAAGGGATTCACTCATTGTTTTACTATATCTAGTCATATTACTTTTCCCTAATTTTAAGTAGCAATCTACCACTTCCTTTTATTAATCGATGGTAAACCATCTTCTTTATATGATATATTCTACCATGCTTCAGTTCTTCAGGCAGGTTATCGTCCATCTGCAATTTCCAGTTATATCCAGAAAGTACAGTAATTTCTCTATCACTTCTATCACGATGCCAAACTAACTCACTATCATCAACATCTTGCTTAAACTCTCTTAGCATGATATCGGTTTCTAATCCTAAATCGTTATATGGGTTTACCAAAAGAAGTTACCCCCACCAGATAAACCAAGTTGTTTTGCATAACGTGGCAAGTTACATGCCCAATATCCTGCTTTTGTTTTATCTTTTTTGTTTGCACAATCGTGTCTTGCAGCAAAAGATTTTCTTGCTTCTTTGTCGTTTAACTTAACTTTTAAACCAGAGGTATCGCCCCAAGAAACTTTCTTTACTTTGTCTCCGTCTTTGACATAAACATAGTATTTCTTAGAACCACCAACCTTTGGTTTATTTAGTTCAACGTCTTGTCCTTGATACTCAGATTCCATCATAGGACAATCCAAAGGAACATGTTCTCCATCATATGTGTCGTATTTACCGATATCACCTTCCAGTAGTTCTTTATCAAAACCAACTGGACTTAATTCACCTCTCTCGTAAAGGCTTCGTTTTTCGTTAAAAAATTCGTAGTATTTTTCTGAACCAACACGATATTGGTTAGATTCAATCAAACTAGATTCTGCACATTCATTACAGCAATCTGGTGTTCCACAGTTAAGGTGTTCCTTAAATGAGAAAACTTTCTGGCCTGGGGTCATTTTTTGCCTTTCTTGTCTACTAGCATCAGTTCCGATTTCACGAGAATCTTCAATCTCTTCTTTCTTACCTTTTGCTTGTTTCCATAAATCTGCGTCAGCAGTTGTTCTAGTCTTACCCCCTGTAAGAAAAGAATTCACTCTTGCAAATGCCCACTGTTGTGGGGTCGTGCCTGGGCGGTGTCCTGTTTTCCATGCAGCCATTCCTCTGTCATATACCTTCTTTAGAATTCCATAAGGTACACCAGACTTTTCTGCTTTCGTAACAAGTCCTTCAATCTTCTCATCTAACTGAAAATCTTCTTTGGCAACACAGTTTGGCACCATCTTACCATTCTTCTTTTTCATACCAACTTGTTTGTGAGTATCCCAACAAGGGTCTTCTTCACCAAACATATCTTTAAATTTCTTTGTACTCTTCGATGGTTTTGTCTCTGCATCTGCATCGCCTGGAGCAGGGCCATCTTTACCTTTTGCAAAGTGTGCCGCACGTTTTTGTTTAGTAGATTTAGACATTGCATCACCATCAGCATCTTTTGCATAATACTTCGCTGGTTCTGTGCCTTTTCTATCTTTAATATCTTTGTCTTGTTTTACTTCATACAACCACTTCTTGTGTAATGTACCATCTTCTTCTTTGAATGTAATGTAATTAGTTCCTCTACGAACAACTTCACCAGAGACACCAGTATAATTATCTTCAACAGTATCGCCCACACAGAAAATCTTATTCTCCATGTATAAGTCACGAACAACATCTTCATCAGTCATTACATTTGTTCTAGGAACAAAAGACTCACGAACACCCATGTACTTACGAACATCTTTAAATAGAGACATTCCTTGTTTGAAGTTGGATGGAAGTCCATTCTTAAACGAATCAAAATCATTTGCACTTGCAGCTGCTCTCATCTTAGATGCAGACATTCCAGTAACACCTTCTGCATCTGGGTCTCTTTCGCCCGCAGATACAACTTCGATATTATCAAAACCGTAGTAACCGTGTCTTGCTTCAGTTCCGTTGTATTTGTTTAGTAGTGTTTCAAACTCTGTAACTCTATCAGAACCAACAACCATAATGATTGATTTGTGTCCTTTGTTGTGTAGTGTAACTGCAATCTCAAATACGTTTCTTGCTTTATCTACAACCAAGTTCCTTGCATGTTTTGGAAACATCTTCTTCATGTATGCAAGTTTCTTTGCATATGGTAGAGGGTCTTTCTTTGCGTTCTCTGAATGAGATGCAAAAATATAATAAGGAGCAGAGTTTGACTTTGCCTGTTTGGCAACTGCTTCCATTAATTTTTCATGTCCAGTAGTCGGGGGATTAAATCTACCAAATGTAAATACAGCAGTATCACCTCGAGCTTCTATAATTTCAGAAAACTTCTTCATTTATCTCCACCCTGTTTAACTTTCTTTAATCGTTCTATTTCTTGTTTTTTTAATTTAACCATCATCTTCTTAGCAATCTTTTGGATAGCAAGTCCTTTCTTTGCAACAATCCGATTGTCTATTTCTACCCTTGCAGCAGGTGGAAGTTGCATATACTTAGCAGGACTTAACCCAGCAAACTTTTGAAGGATTAACATTTTTGCAGCTTTCATTGCACGTTTATGTAACATGTCTGGAGTTGCAAGTTTCTTTTTCTTTCGTGCAACCTTTGCTTTAAATGCAGATGACTTTGCCATCTTTGCCATTCGTCTGCCCATCTTACGTCTTGTTGCAATAGACATTGCTTTCTTTTCAACTAACTCAGATGTCAATTCTTTAAATTTCTTCATCTGTCCCATGCCTTGATTGCTGTGAAATTATTAAAACTAAATTCCATTCTATCAACTAACTTTACTGCATTACCACTAACTCTGTCAATAGCAACAAATCCTTCTGGATTAACTACTTTGTATCCATTTGAAGTTCTAATGAATGTATCAGTTAATTGCTTAACACTATTTAGTTTCTTGACAATACCCATCTTTGCTTCAATAAGATAGTTCTGAAACAGGATAACCTGTTCTAAATTCTTTGTATGTTTCTTTAGTTCTCGTAACATCTCTTTTTGTTCATTTGCAACTTTAGTCTGAGACTTCTCTGTTTTGAGACTTTTAATTCTTTTATCGTATACATTAGATACCCACTTCAAATAACCTTCAGCATGTTTCTTTGGGTTATTGATTGGTTTACCTTCTCGTACTTTACTATTGTAATATGTCTTTAATGAAGCACCAGCAAGATTACCAGTAAACGTATCTTGTATTCTTAAAAACTTAGTTAGTGCAGATGAGTTAATCTTTTGGAAAGTCTTACCAGCACCAGACAAAGACTTAGTAACTGCTTCAGTTTCTTTAGTTGTCATTGTCGCATTACCAGCAACATCTTTATAGGTAGCGTCATCCATCCAAACTGAGGATGGTGTACTGAGTCCTTTAATGTTGACACCAAATGACGCTTTCATATCTTGGAGTGCGTCACCAGTATAAGTGGTGTGCCACACGATTCCAATTTTAGAACTGTTAATCTTTTTACCAAAGTCACTATCAACAGGAAC